AATTCTTGTATTCCATCTCTTGGATTATCAAGATCAATTACCTTATGATAGTATAATCTACCATCAATATACCAATTACGGAATATCTCATGTGATTTTGAATCAAAATCTAATAGGTCTTTTATATACTTAAACTCATCTCGAATGGTTTTTTTAATATTGTCACCGACTGATAAGTTACTTAAATCTATTTCGACTGGACTATCATGTAGATCTGAAACTATGGCTTCATTTACTATGTCTTCTATTGCTTCGTCACATTCTGGATGAAGTGACATCTCTCTGTATCTTTTAATTAGATCATATTCATTTCTGAATACACCTTCAATATCAACGTACTGACCATAAAACCCACTACTAACATAGTAGTCGGATTTGTCTGCCTCATTTTGCGGAACAGGAGATACCGCACCCTGTGGCAGATTATTATCGTCAGCCCCCTCAATGGAGAAACCGAATAATTTAGCCATTTTTTATAATTAACCTTATGGTTTATTTATCAGCCTACAACAACGTCGTTATTTTCATCAAGAGCTTCCCACCACTGAACTTGGAATTCTGTTGAAAATTCTTCGATAACATTATTACTATCATAAGAAAGATCTATACTAGAAACGTTAGTTGGGAACACACCGTGGAAATGATAAGATCTCAAGATAGGAATATTATCAGCAGATGACACTGGTGCATTTGTTGGGCCAACAATTGGTGCTCTAGCTAATTGATAGACATATGCTTCTTGTTGATACACTGTAGGATCGACCTCTCCAGCATTATCAGATGTTTTATTAATTAGATTCATCCACTTTTCCATTGCATCTCTGATAGTAAAGTTATTATCATTGATGACTGTTACTGTCCAAGTATCAAAACTTCTTTCTCCAGCTATCTTCAATTCTCTTCCTCTAAATGGAATGGAAATTGGAGTAATTATGGATGCTGGTAAGTTAGCACCTTTTACTAGGAAACGTATTTTATCTGAAACATCGTTTTGGTCAATTGCGAGTGATGGGAAATTAATCTCAACCTCGAAAAAATTAGGGCGAACACCACCACCTAGTAGTTTACTTTTAAACGTATCTAGGGTTCTCGCATTAGCCCCTTTATTTGGGATTTGCTGAGGCATTTTTTTTCTCTCCTGTGATAATTAGATGGTGGTTAGACTGTGCCGACTACCTCTTCAAAACTAATACCTGTGCGTGTTGCAACAAATGTTAGTCCGATGAAGTTGATCGAACGTGCTGGTTTGATAAAGATATCAGCACGGAATTCATTTGCGTCAATAATATCAGCGGTATTATTTGACTCGTCACAAACTACTAAGAAGTCTGTGATACCTCTCTTCGCTTGAACATCACGAAGGAAGGGTTCGACAATATTTACGAAGTTTGCTCTTGTAATATCATCATTAAATTCAAAGAGTTGTGCTCTTGCAGCTCTTTCAATTGCAGTTTCTACATTTAAGAACAGACGACGAACGTTGATTCTATCAAACGCAGATGTATATGCAAGTGCAGTTTTGTCACCAAAGAGGATTATTCCTTGGCCAGGGAAAGCAACAACTGGGTTAATTCTCTTAGTATATAGTAGATCTCTCTGTGCTTGTGATGGATTATATGCGAGTTTGACTGCATTATTCACAACACCACGATCTGCACCAGCTGGTGAGAACCAAGGGAATGAATTTTGAGATGTTCTCGCCATCATACCAGCGACATCAGAGTTAGTTGGAATATAACGGAACTTATTGTTGAAACGATCAAAGATGTACTTATAACCAGAATCAATCACAGCATATGAAGATGATGTGTACTGATTACATGTTGCTAAGATGTTTGATGTTTGAGTGTCACTATTCACTAAAGGAACAGGAGCAACACCACCACCACTTAACACATCTGATTTAGATGGGCCAACAACTGCGATACAATCTTTTCTGTTTGATGCAATAGAGATCAACTTGTTAGCTTTACCAACTGTTTCCTCTCTACTTCCCATTCCAGGCCCCATGATGAGGTAATTAACTGGATACTCTCTGATATTTGTAAACTGATCATACCCAGACATCATATCTCCAAGAGTTGTAGGATATGTTGGTGCAGCAAATGTACCACCGTAATCCTTTCCACCCTCTAATGAGAATGTAGATTTACCAACACCTACAAAACTTACACCTTGAGTAACCTGTCCCCATGAACCAGCAGCAATATTTGCAGCACTGTTTGCACCTGTTAAAGGAGTTCCACTTGGTTTTGCACCAGCAAACACATACTCTGAATTATTTGCTAGGAAATTTTTATAGTAAACTGGTGTATTAAATTGTTTTGCATCCTCTGCCTTAGAAAGATTAGTGAAAGTTTCTAAAACCTGACCAGCAGTTCCTGTCTCTTTTCCAGAATCATCAACCACAACAACATGCATTTCATCGAATCTAGAACTTCTAGCGTTTGCGTATGCAGAAGTTTGTGGTTTTGGTGCAATACTCTTCCAAAAAACAGTTGCGTTATCTAAACCTAGTGTTTGCGAATCGTACCAATCAGTAGCTGTAGTTGGTTGTAATGCTGAGTTAGTAGTTATACCAGTAACTGTCATTGTTTCTGCAGCAGTACCAACACCAACAACAGCAATTAAATCACCGACATCAATACCATTTAAAGCATTGACAACTATGTTTGTATCAGAACCACCACTATTTGCAGTCTTAACGGTGGTTGCAGCACCAACGTCAGTAACAACAGTAATTGTACTACCATCATTATGTGCTGTTGCAGTTGTACCACCAATTCCTCTAGTTGTGATACCAACAGCATTACCTGAGATATTTCCAACTCCCATTAATTCACTACCAATCAATAGAACTGAAACATTAGCAGTAATACCACTTACGTTCGCAACGTTAACAGATGTTGCACTTACACTTAATGCCGCTCCACCAGCGTTATCAACCGTGGTTGATGCGGTTTTGTTTAAAAGAACTAAAGCCTCATCAACTGTGATTGCGCCCTGATTAGTTCCAGCAGTTCCTCTTGATACCTGAATTGAAGTTTCAGCAGAACTAGTTGCACCAGCGATGATTACATCTCTAGTGGTCTTAAATTCAAAAGCACTACCCTTCTCATAATCTTTTGCAGTAATACTTCCACCAACAGCAACTTCACTTATAACTTTAACATCTATAGAACTTGCACCAACACCTGTAACTGTACCAGAAAGGTGTCCATTTAAAACTATTGATGTACCAATACCACCAACTGTAACACCACCAAATGCCTGTGTGATTCCAGCACCAACAACAACACCAGCAGTATCAATACCACTTAGTGTTTGGTCTGCGATTGAATCTATTGTACAAACCTTTAATCCGTTAGCCCATGTGCCTGGATTTTTTGCAGCGTAGTACCAAGTTGTTGCTGATTCATATGAATTGAAATAATCATCAGTATTCTTGATTTTCAAATTACTTAGTGAGCTTCCAGCACCACTAGCAACTGCTGCGTTTGCATTATTTAAACTTGTTCCGTCTGTTCTTACAACTCTAAGAACTCCTCCATATGAAAGATATGAAGAAGCTGATAACCAATATTCGTATTGAGAACTTGTTTCTTGTGGTTCTCCGAAAGTTTCAACTAAATCTTTCTCACTCTCTATTAATTGTGGATCTTCTACTGGGCCTTTCACAAACGGGCCTGCAATGGCACCAGTCTGATCACTTACTCCAGTTATTCCTCCCCTAGTAAGGTCAACTTCCTTAACTTTTATACCAGGCGAGACTAAGCCTAAACCAGCCATCTGATTTCCTCTGCGTGTCAGTATTTTATCTAAATTTATTTATTATTTACCCGACTTACATATGGGGAAACAATGCATGAACATTACCAATCAGGATATTCCCAACTTACTATTTTTTTCTTTCTTGACTTTGAGATCCTACTAATAGTACAGAGTTTACACTCATACGAATAAGACGAAGCGTTACCACCTCGATTCTTTCTAGTTAAGTAAAAACCATCAATCAGATTTTTTTCCTCTCCACATACTCTACATATTCTTTCTTTCAGAAACAGATGTTCCAGATCAAACTGATCATCTAAGTCCATCAGATGCCATTCCAGAAGTTATCTACTGGTTGTACATTTCTAGAAGCTAAATACAAACCTATGTTTGTGAAAAACCAAAGGATATTAATAACCCAAGTTTGTCTCCACAAATATTTTCTATTGTATTGAACAATGTAAAGGTTTCTCTCATTGTCTTTTACAAACTGTTCTAATACTAATGCAACTACAAATCCAATTGCATATATGTAGAATACGAAGTTTAAAAAACTTGAACCGAGAAGTAAAAATGAAATCATGTGTAGTACCTAATAATATTCCCACATGTAGCTGGAGTCACCATATGTAGAAAATATTTCATCACCATTTGCCTTAGTCCATCTATCTCCACCCTCTACAAACTCATCTTCATCTAATCCGTCAGATATAAATCCAAATGGTGCCATGTCTTGTTCTATCTGATCTTTCTGGTCTTCATATAATCTTTTTCTTACGTCTTGATCTGTTAATTCTTTGAAGTAGTCTTGATCTACCATCCACGCATATATTACTAGACACATAGCTAAGTCATCATTACACCCCTCTTCAGCTTCAAATGATGTTCTTTTCTGTATGAATGTAGTTAGTTCAGATATAATTTCATAGTCTTTGAATATAACCTTATCAGTCTCAATCATCGTCTTGAGGTTGGAACATCCTAAAGCTTTGACTGCCTTAGACATCTTAACTCCAAGTTGAGTTTTCTTTCCACTGAATCCTTGTCCCACTATCTGACCAGCACGGCCTCTCATCGAACACTGAAGTAAATTAGGATACTCT